AAATATCTTGCGGTGCAGTATATACCGACACAAAAGAAATTGTGGATTTCGATTGCAAAGGTCGCATGGATGTTTTAAAAGAAGTAATTGATGAATCAAGTCACAAGATATTAGTGTTCGCCCCCTTTAAACATAGTATCTACGCTATAGCTAAAGAACTAAAGAAGTGTGGGTATACGTTAGATGTAGTTGATGGTAGTGTGCCGCCTAATAAACGAACGGAGATATTTAATAGATTTCAAACAACCGATAACCCAAGAATACTTGTAATACAACCGCAAGCCGCATCACATGGGGTAACACTTCATGCTGCAAATACTGTGGTGTATTGGTCACCTGTTATGAGTGTTGAAACATATTTACAAGCTAACGCACGAGTGCACCGTGCGGGTCAGAAAAACAAAGTAACAATAGTGCACTTGCAAGGGAGTCCAGTAGAACAGAAGTTGTATAGGATGTTAAGTAGTAAAGTTGATATACACGAGAAGTTAGTTGATTTATATAACGAAGAACTAGGAGAGACGTATGAGTGAAGAGATGCAGGATGATGTACCGGTGGATAAGCTAATAGCTATCTTAGATAAAATTGACAAGAAAAGGAGAGAAATAACGAGCGAGTTTGAGAACAAAGATGGGGAGTTAAAGGATCAACGTGAGTTGGTTAGAAACAAAATACTTGATATGTGCAAATCACTTGGGGTTGATAGTTTAAAGACTTCCATAGGCACGGTATCACGAGTTGTTAAAACGCGATACACAAGTTTTGATTGGGAATCTATGCATTCTTTTATAAAGGAACATGACGCATTTCCGCTATTAGAGAAGCGCATCAGTCAGCTCAATATGAAAGCTTTTCTGCAGGACAATCCAGAGGTAAAAATTCCGGGGCTTAATGCAGATAGTTATTATGATTTATCGTTTACCCGTAGTAGAAAATCTATACTTAACAAGGAGAAGTAAAATGGCTAATGACGTATCGTTGTTTAAATCTGGTGCATTACCTGCGTATCTTAAAAATATTGAGTTAGATGCGGTAACAAAAAGTTTAGCAGGTGGGGGTACACAAAACAAACGTATCTCGATCAGAGGTAATGTGTTTCGTATGATCTCAGGTGGTAAAGAGATTGCGCAAAACGAAGATCGTGCTATGAACGTGGTTATAGTTAATGCCGCCCCCAAAGTATCTCGTAGCTTTTATGAGGGTGTGTATGATCCATCCGCAGTAGCACCCCCTACTTGTTGGTCTGCTGATGGTGTAGCCCCAGACAAAGCGGTAGAGAATGCACAACATAAAAACTGTGCGGACTGCCCACAAAACATCGCGGGTTCTGGTCAGGGTAATAGTCGTGCATGTCGATTCTCACGTAGATTAGCGGTAGTGCTTGAGAATGATTTAGAGGGGGATATATTCCAACTAACATTACCTTCGCAATCACTATTTGGTAAGGGTGAGAACGGCAAACTGCCACTAAACGCATACGCTGATTTCTTATCAGGGTTTAATGTGCCTATCACAGCAGTGGTTACTGAGATGCGTTTTGACACGGACAGTGCTACACCTAAGTTAACATTCAAGGCTATACGCCCGTTGACTGAGGAAGAGTTCAATACATGTACAGAGCAAGCACAAACTCCCGCCGCTAAGACCGCTGTTATCATGACGGTCTCGCAAACGGATGGGGTTAAGAAGTTAGAAAGCAAAGCACCAGTAGCGGTAGTAGAAGAACCTGCGCAGGATGAAGAACCTAAAAAACGTGAGTCTAAAAAAGATGTACCTACTCCCGCCCCGAAGAAAGATTTAAAATCGGTGTTGGATGAATGGGATGATTAGTAGGTAGTTGGGGGGGTTCTCCCCCCACTTTTTAATTTAGGGAGAATGTATGGAAAATAAAAAACGAACGCGTAAAGGGCCAAACTATACCGTTGATTTTTTAGCGCGAATGACAAGGGTAATGGATAGGTTTGGTGACGATAAAATTGGAGTTAAGTTGGGTAGGTTGTGTATTGAGCATGGGTACAAAGTTACTGAAGTTGCAGAAGTTCTTGGGGTTACTAAAGCGATGGTTTACTTATGGTTTTATGGCACGTTTGAACCCTCTAAAGAAAAAGCAGTTGCGGTAAAAAAATTAATTAAACGTATAGAACAGATGAGTAACCGAGGAAGTACAACACCATGCCAACAAGAATCGAGTTCCTAAAACATGTACTACCACCAGAGGGTGTATATGTAGCAGTGGGCATTGATGGTGCGCGGGTAGTACAAACCTTTCATAACACATATGAAGAGCTAGACACTAAGTTAGAGAACTTAAAAGATAATAATTTTAATGTATTTTTTGCGTTGGCCTCGTTCTGTAATGATTCTAGTCGTACACGGGATAATGCAAACAACCTTAAATCTTTTTTCTTAGACTTGGATTGTGGAGAAGGTGATAAGAAATATCCTACGCAAGCGGAAGCACTAAGCGCACTATCGCAGTTCATTAAAGATTTAAAGCTACCTAAACCTACCGTAGTTAACTCAGGGCGCGGGGTACACGCATACTGGGCGTTAGAAGAAGCAGTACCGAAAGATGAATGGAAGTTAGTAGCAGAAGCTCTCAAACAGTTCTGTGCGGTCAAAGGTTTCTTAGCTGACCCAGCGGTTACGTCTGACATAGTGCGTATATTACGTGCACCTAGTTCGTTCAATATGAAAGACAAAACCAACCCGTTAGCAGTAGAGATATTGCGTATGGGTACACCTGTTTCATTTGCTGCAATGCGTAGTTTGTTGGGGGTATCCAAAGATGTAACAAGGGCAAAACGTAAGCTAGACGATGTTACAAAGAGTTTAATAGCCAATAGACCATCAGTATTTAAAGATATTCTAAAGAAGAGTGTTGCAGGGGTAGGGTGTAATCAGATACTCCATGCGGTAGGCAACCAGACAACCATACCAGAGCCACTATGGAGGGCGGTGCTGTCGGTTGCGCAGGTATGCACAGATAGAGACAAGGCTATACATGTTGTATCTAAAGGCCACCCTGAGTACGACCCTGTTGTTACAGATAAGAAAGCTAGTGATACCAAGGGGCCTTACACTTGCGCTACGTTTGCAGGTATCAACGGTGAGAATTGCATAGGTTGTCCGAACAAAGGCAAGATAACTTCCCCTGTGTCACTAGGGGCGGGTAGTGTATTAGAAGCAGCACCAGAAGATAATATTATTACGGAGAATGTAAAAGTATTGGGTGCAGTAGAGAAAAGAACTTATGTAATTCCTGAGTACCCATTCCCATTTTTTAGAGGTAAAAACGGAGGTGTATATGTAAGAGAACAAAAAGAAACTAAAGAAGGCGTTACGATTGAGGAAGATAAGTTAGTTTATGAATACGATTTTTATTTAGTTACATTAATTGAAGACCCTAATAATGGTATGTCTGCATTATTTCGTGTTCACCTTCCGCAAGATGGAGTTAGAGAGTTCTGTGCGCCGTTAAAAATTATATTAACGAAGGATAGATTTAGAGATACATTGGCTGATTTTGGAGTTTGCCCGAAAGGGAATCAAATGGAGAATATAATGGGATATGCAAATAATTGGGTAAGACATTACCAAAAAATACGTAAGGCAGATAAAGGCAGGGTGCAGTTTGGTTGGGCGGACGATGATAAATGTTTTATTGTTGGGGATAGAGAGATAACCGCGGATGAGGTTAAATACAGCCCACCTTCTGCTAATACTTTAAGTGTGGTGCCTAAGTTTCGGCAACACGGTACGTTAGAGGAATGGAAGAAGATTGCATCATTCTATAAACGACCGGGCATGGAATTACATATGAGTGTACTGTTTGCAGGGTTTGGATCGCCCCTCATGCAGTTTAGTGGCTATCAGGGTGGTATCGTAAGTTTATACTCTAATGAAGGCGGCACGGGCAAGACCACGACTCTACGTATGGTTAACAGTATATTTGGGCATCCTGATGAAGTGATGTTGATTTTACAAGATACTGTAAACGCACGGATAAGTAGGATTGGTATGATGCGCAACATATCCCCTACAACGGATGAAGTAACAAACGAAGTTCCCGAAGCGCTATCAAACTACATCTACGCCATGTTGCACGGCAGGGGTAAGAATAGATTGAAAGGCAGTGAGAACGCAGAGCGCGTCAACAACACCGTATGGAACTCAATAAGTATTGTTACAGGTAATGCGGCTATAACAGATAA